GACGGCGAAATCGCCGGACTGCTGGACGCTGCGGCAAAGGATCTGACGGCTGCCGGGGTAGTGCTTCCCGGCACGGTGGCCTTCACGACAGCGACGACTGGTGCGGTGACGGACAACAGCACACTGAAGGACGCGCTGTGCCAGCGGGCGCTGATCACCTATGCGCGGATGAACTTCGGCAGCCCGGATGACTACGAACGGCTGCGGGAATCCTATGAGACGCAGAAGGTGACCCTGATGCACGCGGACAGGTACACGGATTACGGAGGCGAGTGACATGGTGAGAGCGGACGTGATCGGTCTGGTGACCGAAACGCGGAGCGCCCACGGCGTACACGAAGCCATCACGGAAACCGTGCGCGAGGTACTGGCGGAGATCCGGAGCGTGACCCGCACAGAGTACTACAACGGACTCAACGCGGGCGTGCAGCCGGAGCTGGTATTCAAGCTGACGCTTGACGCGGACTATCAGGACGAACACTTCCTCCGGTTCAGGGGGAAGAAATGGCGGGTCGTACGGACCTACCTGACAAACGACGGCGGAATTGAGATCACGGCAGAGAGGAGCGACGAGAATGGCACGGACGAGATCCCAGAGACAGACGGTGACAGTTGATGCGATCGATACGCTTGTGAACAAGCTGAACACGATCGAGGGCATCGAATTCGTCCGGGACGCATGGCTGAACAAAGCGCCGGATAACTACGGCGTGGTCGAGCTCCAGGGCGAGGCCAACCAGCTGTGGGCGGACGGAAAGCTGATCGACTCCATCTGGCGGGTGATCATTACGGCGTACGTCACGGGGGACGACGACACCATCGCGTACACGGTCCAGGCAAAACTGGAAGACCTGGAAGCGGACGGCAAGGTTGACCTGACGCACACGATCAGCAGGGAATACGCCTACGACATCAACAAGACCTGCTGGCGGTGGACGGTGAACCTGTACGGGTCCCTGACTCACGAGGAAGAGGCACCGCAGACGGAAGTGGTCGAGAATGGCTAATTGGCTTATTGATGAGAGAGTCTGGCAGACACAGCTGGACGCGCTGGACGATGCAAAACGTCGGGAGATCCGGCACAAGATGGTCGAGAACGGCGCAAAGGTCCTTGTGAAGGAAATGCAGGCGACAATTGAATCAAGACACCATGTCGTGCACGGCTGGATGAAGAACAGCGTGGCGCCAGGAGAAGTCAAGGACGACCTGGACGGGACGTCCATTGATGTATACCCGCAGAACTACGACCCGCGCGGCGTGAGCAACGAGATGAAGGCAAAGTACATCATCAAGGGTCACCGCAGCATCGCGACCGGGCAGAAGACAAACAAAACCGACAACTTCCTGAGCCATGCGTTCAGAGCGCGGTGCTCGCCGCGGATCCTGGCGGTCATGGGCGAGACCTTCAGGCTCTGCATGGAAGAACTTAACAAATAATGAGGTGAAAAGATATGGCGAAAATCGGCATCAAGGGGCTCACGTATGCCCCGTTCACCAGCGGCGGCGAGGGCGGCGCGATCACTTACGGCACCGGCGTCAAGCTGGATGACTACATGATCCGGGCTGACATCAATGAGGAACGCGCGGACACGAGCTTCTACGCGGACGATCACAAGATCGACACGGAGAACAGCATGACCGGCGTCTCCCTGTCGCTGGAACTGAGCAACACCCAGGCGACTCTGGAAAAGGACTTCCTGGGCTACAAGGCCGGCACTGGCGATGAACTGAACGCGACGGACGCGGCTTCTCCCTTCGTCGGCGTCGGATTCATCCGTAAGGAACGGTTCAAGGGCGTCGTCACGTATCATGCCTTCTGGATCTACAAGACCCAGTTCTCCAAGGACTCCGACAGCGTCACCACCAAGGGCGAGAGCGTCGAGTTCCAGACGGAGACCCTGACGGGCAATGCTGTGGCGGTCTGCACGACCTCCGGCGGCGATTACATCTTCTACAGCCATCTCCGCGGAACGACCGAAACGGCCGCAAGGACCTGGCTTAACGGCAAAGCCGGCATCACCGGCTGATGACAACGGGGGCGCTCCACACCGGGGCGCCTCCGGTTTTTTACGAAAGGAGTGCTGAAAATGGTGAAGCTGAGGGTAGGAGAGACGGAATACGGCCTGCGTATGGACATGTACGCGATGGAGCTGATCGAGACGGAGTTCGGCAGCATGAAGGACATGTTCGAGCAGATCCAGAACGGCGGGAGCCGGGCAATGCAGAAGCTATTCAAGATCCTGGCGAACGCGCAGCTGGCGTATGAAGGCAAGGAAGAAACGGTCACCGGGAACGAACTGAAACGGCTCCGGGTGTCCGCGGCTGCCGGCATCGGGAAGGCGATCCGGGCGGCGGTCGAAGAAGGAATGAAAAGCGAGACGACGGAAGGCGCGGAAGCGGACGACGAAGTCTTTGACGTATATCTGAGCGAGATTGAAGCAAAAAACTGAAGAACCGGCGAGGGACGCGGGTCCGGGAGTATTACGGTTACGCTCTCATCGCCGGGATCAGTGTGGAAGACGCCAGGCGGATGTTCCCAGGCTTCATCCGGGACATGTACGTGATCCGGAGCAAGTACGACATCAAGCTGATGGGCGGAAAGATCGGACGAAGAGTCGGACTGTGAGGTGGATAGGTTGGCCGACAATGATATTAAACAGCGGATCGTCCTGACGGGCGAGAAGGAATACAGCGCAGCGCTGAAGGAAGCAAAGCGCAACCTGAACGTCCTCCGGAGCGAGCTGAAAGCGGAGACCGCTGAGCTGGGCAAAAACGCCACCGCGCAGCAGCAGAACGAAGTCAAACTGAAGAACCTGCAGAAGCAGATCAAGGAACAGGAAAAGGTCGTCAAGACCTACGAGAAGGCCCTGGAGGAAGTCCGCGCGAAGTACGGCGACAACGAGGAAGCCGTCGCGAAGTGGGAGATCAAGCTGAACGACGCCAGGACAGCCCTGGCGAACATGAAGAGCAGCCTGAACGACGTCGGGCAGGGCATGAAGGCCGTCCAGGACAGTGCCAATATGGGCGTGGTCGCGGCGAACAGCCTGGCGGACAGCCTGGGAAAGGTCGCGTCGGTCGGTGACACGATCAGCAGCGCGATTGAGAGCTCCATGAGCAGCGTGTTCAGTTCCATTAAGGACACGATCGCGATGGTCTGGGAGTCTGTGGTAGATCTCGCCGCCAGGTCGAACAACCTGGTGGACATGGCCGGATTCTGGAATACCAGCGCGACGAACATCCAGAAATGGGGCAAGGCTGCAGCTGCGGCCTCCGGCACGCTGACGGATATGAACGACCTGGTCACGAAGATCGTGGCGAAGTCGAATTCAGACACGAAGAACGGCGGCATCCTGGCGGGTGTATCCCCTGAGAACTACGAGGATCAGTGGGAATTCGCCATGTCCGTCATGGACTCACTGAGCCAGCTGGAAGGCAAGGAACGGATCGCGGCAGCGACGGACATCTTCGGCAAGAACTTTACGAAAGCGCTGGACTTTGTCAATGACTGGGACAAGATCAAAGCCGCGCTGAATGAGAACGACGTCGAGCAGGGCGGTTACGGGCTGACAGAAGAGCAGATCAACCAGATGTCCGATCTGTACGATCAGGTGAACCGGCTGAAGGAAAGCTGGCAGAGCCTGAAAGACATGGCCACGGTGAGCCTGTTCGGTGACCTGGCTGTGAACGTGACCGGCAACATCCAGGCGGTTCTGGATGCGTTCCGCGACTACTTCAACGCGGAGGACGAGGACGCGAAGGCCGAAGCTCTGGGAAGGGTCAAGGAAAACATCATCGAAGCGTTCAAGGCTGTGAGCGCAGCCATTCAGGACGGTATTGCAATGCTGTCGGGCCTGGCTGAGGAGATGAAGAACAGCGACGACGAGCTTGTCCGGGCGTTCGGCAACGCGCTGGACGGTCTTGTGAAGGCGCTGGAGTGGCTGGCGGACGGCGGGAACTGGGAAGTCATTAAACAGGGCATTGAATGGCTGATCGGGATCTGGGCGGCCGGAAAGATCACTTCTGCGATCGGAAACCTGACAGCATTCGGTGCGAACCTTGGGACGATTTTTAAGTTCTTCGGCGGCGGAAGCGGCGGTACGCCTACAGTTACGCCGACGGACACCGGAGTGCCGGCAGCTGCTTCGCCAAAGGGCAAGTCGTGGTTCGGGACTGACGGATATACGCTGTTCGACAAAGCTGTGCAGGGCGGAGGCACGAAGGTCGTCCTGGACGAAGCTGAAGCCCTGATGAACCAGGCGGAAGAGAATATCGAAACGCTTGAAAAGCTGACAGCAGAGAACGGCTGGAACGACGCCCAGCGCGGCTTCTGGATGCTCACCGGGCAGAATCCGGAAGGCAATCCGCTGTATGAAGGCTGGGAAAAGGCGTACAACGAGGAATCGGCTGAGCAGACCGCAGAGCAGATCCTGGAGAAGCTCGCCGGCGGAGACCGCGACAAACTGTACGAGGACATCGAACGGTACGCGCCGGACTTCGACAATGACAATATCAACGGCTGGACACCCTGGGGCATGCTGAAGCGGTACTGGGGCGAAGGTGAACCTTTAAACCAGTCTGACGTCGAAGGCCTGGCTGCATATCTGCAGCAGATCGAAGAAGCGCGCCTGGCGGACGAAGCGGATGATCCGATCCTGACCTTAGTGGATACCATGAACACGCTGAACAACACGATAACGGAGGATCTCGACACCGGGTTCGTCGAGGAAGATCTCCCGGCGGACTGGTGGGACAAGTTCGGGCCGGACAACGGACTGAGCGGCGAGGATCTCCAGGGCTTCCGGAGCCTGCCTGGCGCGATGTCCTCCGCGGTGGCCCGCGGCGTTTCCGGGATCAAGGTTACGCTGGACGGGCAGACGGTCGGCAACCTGGTGGCGCCGTACGTAAGCGAGCAGATCGCGCTGAGCATTTATCCGTAATGAGGTGATCAGATGATTTTACAGCGGCGGGTGGCGCTGAACGGGATCTGGATGGACGAACTGGACGACCGGATCGTGATCAGCGGAATAGAGCCCGGATCTGGAAAAGAGAATATTACGGCGACGGACTCCGCCGCAGGGTACGGCCAGAGGGTCACCGGAAACCGGCGGAGCACCCTGGACCTGGTGGTTCGGTTCAAGTTCATGCTCCGCAGTAAGACCGAAGAGCTCATGGCGGAACGGTCCCAACTGCTGGAGAAGGTCAACGCCTGGGCAGCTGCCGGCGGCGTGCTGACGGTGAACTACAAACCGAACCGGCAGCTGAATGTGATCCTGGTGCAGGCCCCCGGCGAGGGGAGCCTTTGGGACTACACGAAGGAATTCTCCCTGACCTTCAGGGCGTATGACATCCCGTACTGGGAGGACGAAGAAGCAAACACGGCGGTGATCGGCGGGAGCACCCAGACCGATGAAGGCGCGTGCACGATCGAAGGCAGCGCGAACACCCAGGCGGACGTGATCCTGGAGAACATGAGCGGCGCGAACATCAAAGGCTGCACGGTGAGCGTCGGCGGGAAGACGATGGCCTTCAGCCAGGCGACGCTGGCGGCGAATGAGGCACTAGTGATCGACCACGTGAACGGCCTGGTGCGGATCAGGATCAGGAGCGCCGGCGGGACATACACGAGCGCGATGGCCCTCCGCGAATCGTCCAGCGCGGACGATTTCATGGTATCGCCCGGAGCGTGCGCGCTTTCCTACAGCGCACAGCGTGCCTGCCGGATGACCGTTAGCTGGAGGAACAGATACTTATGATCACACTTTTCAACGGCCACAGCCTGACGGCGAAGGACCGGTTCCAGGCGGAGAAGCTGGGCGTGCAGCTGAGCGAGCGCCAAAGCACCGCTACGATCACGCTGTCCGACAGCGCGCCGGTGATCAGCGTAGACGATTGGGTGCAGTGGGACAGAAGCCCGGGCGCCGGCATCGTCTGGCGGGTGAAGACGATCGACGAACAGTACGACCGGAAAACGCGCACGGTGACGGTGGAACACCTGATCCTGGCGCTGAAGGACCGCGTTATGTTCGGGGAAACAACTCCGTCAGATATGGGCGGCAGTACGGAATGCACCGCGGAACAGGCGGTCCGCTACATCCTCGGAAAGCAGAGCTTCTGGCGGCTGGGCGGGATCTCCTACAGCGTCAGCGAACCGTACAATTTCAACGGCGACGATCTGTACAGCGCACTGGAGACCGTCAGCCGGAGCCTTGAGGACAGCATCTGGGAGTACGACTTCAGCACGTACCCGTTCAAGCTGTACATCCGGAAAATGAACAGCACGGTGGCCTCCGAAATGCGGATGGACCGAAACATCAAGACGCTGAAGAAGACGATCGACCGCAGCAGGATGTACACCCGGCATTATCCGATCGGGAAGAACAACATCCACATCAGCGGCAATTACGTCAGCAAGAACGAGGATCTCTACGGCATCGTCTGCAAGGTCGAGACAGACCAGAGCAAGGAAACGGAGAGCGCGCTCAGGAAGTGGGCGACGCACCGGCTGAAGCGGCACTGTGAGCCGGCCGTGACTGTGAGCATTGCGGGCTTGGAGCTTGAGAAGGCCACAGGCGAACCACTGGACAGCTTCACGATCGGCAAGATGTGCCGGGTCCCGCTGCCGGAGTTTTCCACGACGATCACGGAGCGGGTCACGAAGCTGAACTACACGGACATCATCGCGGACCCGATGG